GGTTTAAGGCAACGGTCTTGAAAACCGTCGACTGTAACAGGTCCATGAGTTCGAATCCCATCGCCTCCGCCATATTTGGTACCGACAAAGCCCTGATTATTCAGGGCTTTGTCGTTTCTGGGGTTTGAGATTTTTGCGGTTTCTTTCGAGGCGTTACAAAACTTTTTGCAACGCGTTACAAAACTTTCCCCTCTCCGGCGTCCTGCAGATCGTTAAAACACTCTTCATGTAACACGGTGCTACGCTGGTTCTCTGACTGCCAAGGAAACCAAAATGCCCAACTCAGATCTGCTCCCTTCACTGCTCTTCAAGATCAACGAAAACCAGCTCGCCCTCGAAGCCGCCATCATGGAGCTGTCGAACTGGGTCGAACAGCGCGGATCCGCCGATGTCGCCGAGAACGTCCGCGGTGCGCTCTGGGCAATCGACAAAAATGAAGAATTTATCAAAATGACTCTGGCCGTGCTAATGACGCCGGAATGACCGCTTTCAGCCGGTAGAGGATGCTCAAACCGCTCTTCGACCAAATAGGATATTGAGAAGAGGCCTAAACTGGGAACCGACAATGCTCGTGCAGCAACGATGGTGGATACAGGAACAATCACATGAACGAAGAATGGGGCAAGCTTTCTCCAGTATCCGGATTCGTGATCGTCGTAGAGGACGACCCGACAATTCGATTATTGATGGTTGAGATTTTGTCCGAGATCGGTCTTCAGTGCCTGGATTTCGACAACGCAGACGGCGCCTTTGAACACTTGCTGAGCATGCAAGAGAATTGCCCACTTGTGATTTCCGACCACGGCTTACCTGGTCAGCTTCAAGGTGCAGAACTCATAGCGTTGGTCAAGGCAAAGTGGCCCTATACAGCTACGATTCTCACTTCTGGCTACGCGCTAGATCCCCTGGAGATCCCATCCTCAACAATTTACTTAGAAAAGCCTTGGTCAATGGATGAGCTAGTGATGGCTGTAGCAGATCTACTTCAGCCAAATCATCCTCTTCGAAAAACCACTTAACACCAGTTTAGGATCGAAAGCGCTCAGGCACGGAAGCGCCTTTAGACAGAACGCAGCTTCCCCCTGCTGTTCGTCGACTCCCCCTCGCCTGCTCGACGCAGCTCGATTACTGTACATACATACAGCTCTCGTACAGTGAATCCCGTTTCATGAATTTCGACCAAGCGAAAACCCTCCGACTCCAGCGATGGCGCGCAACTCTCGATGATCAGGACTTCCGCCTACAGAACCCAGAGGGGCACAGGGAAACCCTCCGCGAGATGGCGGCGACGCTCCTCGATGAGGGCCTGATCGACCAGCTTGAACAGTTCGACATGAATGAGATGGCCGACGCGGCTTATTGGCATGCCATCGAAGAGCTCCAAAACTCACCAGACCAATATCGTGGCGCGTCGAGCTATGACGTCGTTCGTATCGACAACGGAGAGCTGCTAGGCACTATCAGTCGATCGATATTCAACTTCTTCAATGACGAACCGCGCGGCGCGTCCTTCGCCTACGACGGCAAGGTCTACTCTGACGCTGATGGTATGCGGCTGACTCTGGGTCTTTCTCGGAAGATTGGGCGGATTTCAGGCCTGGTGTTGGAAATGAATGGCCGCCGATATCAGTTGCTAGAGACCGAAAGAATGATCGCCGGCGTAACGCGCCGACCACTATCCGATGCCGATGCTTACCGGGCGCTTATAGATGCAGCGCAAGTCGCACATGAGGAGCGGGATCTGCATGCCTTTGAAAAGGTGCGGCCTCACATTGAATCGGCAGCTTTCTGTATTTGCCCAGATTGTCTCGATAACTTTGGTGCGCGTGAAGATTGTTCGACCTGCACCGGAAAAGGTTTTGTGACAAAGATAGCGCCTGCGAGCCCACGCTAAGAGATCGTGCGAGGAACTGGCGACCGGATCAATACGGCACTGATTAACTACGCGCCAGTGTCTTCAGACGCTCCACCAGAGCGGCCTCAAAGATGATGTACAGTTTTTCAGCATCACCGGCGCGCAAGGCCCCGCTGGTTTCCAGTCCAAGCACGAAACCATCCGCACGTGCCCCCGCCTTTACCGCGATGACCATCGAGTCTGCCCGCACAATTTGCGCCAGTAACCGATCGGCTTCTCGCTGCATCCTCTCGCTCAGCACTACGCCTTCCAATTCAGCCACCTACTACCTTCACTACGACATCCAATACATGACGGAGAGAACGACTGAAACCCAAATAATCGTCATCAAAATTGAGTAGCCAGCCAGTTGTTTGTCCATGTTCACCATTCGTCCAGTTCGAATCTAAATGATGGTTCACGGCTGGCGACCTAGCAATAATGGCAGGAAGCCTTCAGCACCGCAGCTTCCCGACGCAATCCTGATACACCTTTAGCGCGACCAAACCCTTGATCGGTATCGTCAGTGAAATGGAAATCTTCTCCGGCGCCCTGCCGACGGACAAAAATCAACCGAAAAAAGCATCATCACAGCACGCAATCTAAGAAACGTCTTATTTCCTCGGTTGTACACGAACGATAGGGTATGCGCTCGACCCTGACACCATAACGGCTGTAAACGAAATGTGTGCCTCAATCAAATATGACAGTCTGCGCGCCCTGTTGAATATTTCAGCCGTGCTAATTTTTTCCTATTCAACGAGTACAATCGCCGCGAATTGCACCTTCACTCAAGGGAAAGAGTTCACGGCTAACTACGCCAGCGCGCCAGTGGCATTGACAATACCTCGAGATGCGCCCATCGGCACTGTAGTTTACGAAGAGTCGATCAATGTGCCGTTGCAAGGTTTTACATGTCCGGCAACCTCCCCTTTTATCTTTTCCATAAACCCAATACTAGGTAGCGTTACCACCGGTGATATTTTTCCTTTAGGTAAAACCGGGCTCTCAATGAAAATAAAAAATACTGTGAATGGTTATTTAAATGCAAACAGAGTCCTTATGGGTAGTTTTTTGGACGTAGCTAGGACCTACACTCTTGAAATCATAAAAACGAGTGACTTCTCTTCACAAAAAGAAGCTCCCGCGGGAAACTTGGGTGCTCACCGATACGGTGATCTTGACCTTGTTAAAATCAACCTAGTCAATCCAATTGTATTGAACACTGCCTCCTGCGAAACTCCTGATGTGTCAGTGCAAATGGGGGATGATTACTACCTAGATGAGTTCATCAAACCCGGCAGCACACAACGCACAGTTAAATTCAACATTGGACTGAATAAATGCGAGTCAGGAATCCAGAAGGTTACATATTCCCTCAAAGCCAACTCTCAAATAATTGATAAACAACAGGGAGTTGTAGCATTAAACTCAAACTCAACTGCCAAAGGTATCGGCTTGAAACTAATGGACGACGCAGGTCAGCCAATCGTTCTGGGTACCACCTACCCTTTTAATGGGTTCAGTACCACTGGTACAAACTTCAACATTCCTCTTTCTGCTTCTTATTACCGCTTGGCAACGGATGAACTTAAGGCCGGCAGCGCCAACACCGAGGTCACTTTCATCGTGAATTATCTATGAAATCAGTTCTGCAGGTTCCGCACATAGTCCTGACAAGCGCGCAAGGCAATCAGTCCCCGGTCACCTTCGTCGGTGATGGCGATAATTCGTTGAGCATGCGCCGGGTCAAGTCGGGCGCGTACGGCTGCATGATCCACGCCGCCGGCGCTGGAGGTGGCTGGCAGACCACAGCCTTTGGCAGCGTCGGTTGCATCGAGGAGGACTGACAACCGCAAATCAGAAGTGGCAAGGCGATCACGCAGGCGATCCTGGTTCTTTTGTGCATCAGTCATTTTCTCGAAGTGGGTTTTCTCGCTGGCCGCCAGCCGCTGCTCGAGCGCCAGCCGCTTGTCCTGCTCAGCCTTCTGCGCGGTAGCGGCGGCCTGGGTCAGTTGATTGAGGGTTTCGGCCTGCACCCTGGCCTGCTCTGCGAGATGTTTACCGTAGCGCCAATCCTGAAATTGCCAGGCGATGGCGGCGGAAGCACCGGCTAAAACGGCCAGCAGCACACCTTTGGCCACGAGTCGATACGGCGCTGGGATCAGTTCGCCGAAACGCATAGCACCACCCTCGCCCGCCCCCACAACTCCAGCCGATCCTGCAGGCCGTTGAGGCCACCGTTGATCCTGCGGGTGATCGTGTTGAACTCGTTTTGATCTGCCAGTGCGTTCAGCCCATTCACGGACCAGAACCACGCGGCCGATTCAGCGGCCCACTGCGGGAGCTCCAGTAGCTCAGGGGTGCGCAGCAATCGCTCGTCGCCGAACAGCGCCAAGCTGCAGCGCAGATAATTGTCGTGACCGGTGACCTGGATCAGACCGCGACCGCGATAGCGTTGGCCATCACCATCCGCTGCCGGGGTGTTGCCCAGTTTCGCAGCCAGGTTGCCGGTGTCGTATTTGCTCAGGTACTGCTCGCCGCCCAGTTCCCGTACGTACTGCAGCTGACCCGACTCGTGGCCGACTTGCGCCAGGAATGCGGCTTGCCGTTTCGGCGTGTTGATCTGCCGATGGGCCATGGCTGCGTTGAGGGCGGATACAAAAACGCCCGCTTGGCGGCGGGCGTTGGGCATGATGCTTTGCAGCTGTTGTTCAGTGATGGACATACAAACTCCAGACGTAAAAAAACCGCACTCAGGCGGCGATGGGATGTGGCTACTGCTTATCGATGTTCACCACCTTGAGTGGTGGTTTCGGCCCTTTCTTTTTCTTGCCCTTGGATTTACCGGCTTTGCCGGCATTGCATTCGACCGTGGTGGACCAGCCAGACTGGGTGAACACTTGCTCGACCGAATCCGCCAGGTATTCGCCATCAAGCCCGACCTTGAACCCCTGAGCGATGATGGGACGCTCAGCGAAGATGTCCGTGCGGCCGGGCATCTCAAGCCGAACATCGGCGGTCGAGCGGTTGAACGCTGACAGACGGGCCTTGGCCGCCGCTTCAGCAGCGGTCTTGTTTGGGTAGATATGGCGGTCGGTATGCACTGCCGGCAGGCCATCCGGAGCGTCATCATTGTCGATGGTGACCACCGCGAGCTTGCCGTTCTTCTTGTCCTGATGCTTGGTCGCGACCGCCTTGTGCGAATTGCGATCTCCGAGACTGAATTGCCAACGGCTAAGGTCGCGTCGAGTCAGGGTAATGGCGCCGAACGTCTTGCCGCTGGCTGTCTGGCCACCCTGGCGCGGCATCACCAACAGCTTGCCGTCGGCCACCTTGGCCGTGCAGTCGTATTGCTTGGCCAGACGGGTGATGAAATTAAAATCAGACTCGTTGAGCTGGTCGACCCGGGCGACCTTGGTCGACACCGGACACACCGGCGTCCAGCCATTGCGCGCGGCCACGTCAGCCACGATCTTCGACAACGGCACGTCCTCCCAGCTTCCGCTACGGATGGTTTTGCCACTGCCACGCACGTCGCTGGCCTTGCCCTTGATCACGATCGTGTCCGGCGGGCCTGACACCTCGACCGTGTCGACGGTGTAACTGCCCATACGCGTC